TTATTTCACAATTATCACCTGCACAAGCTAATTCTCCTGCAAGATCTGTTTCATCTTCTGTTTCTACAATCTTACTAAGATCAACATCTTTTAGATGTGTCATAGCCATGTCGTATTGTACTTTGCTTATATCCTCAAATGGTGCTTGAGTATAACTACCACCATCATAAGGTAATACAGATAACCCGTTATAATGATCTCTGTTTTCCCACATCCATTTTCCAGCCTGATCCCACTCTGTTTGCTTTAAACTAACTGTAGCTGAAACATTATGAGTGTTAGATCCTTTTCTATGACCAGGTACAATCCACTCTTGAGCAACTTTCTTTATTCTTTCAAACAAGTCAAATGGTGATTCTAATCTTAATATAGAACCTTCAGGTGCTTTTTGTGGTATACTAATCACAGCAGTATCATGAGGTCTAAAAAACTCATCTTCAACTAATTCAGGATGATGTTTAGATAAATGCTTATACATAGATTCGTTTTTACCAACTCTAATTCTACGCGTATAATAATCATTATGCCATGCATGAATACCAGATGAAGTTCCTAGTGCCAGAGATGTCGTCCCAGCAGGCTTCAC